GGCTGTTCGCCGTGCAGGCGAGGCCGCTCACCAGCGTGTTGATACCGAGGATGTCTCGGGCCAGCATCCCCAGGGCAACCATCACGTTTTTATTGGTGTTGAGCAGGTCGGTTTCAAGCGGGATCTGACCGGGGTAAATGATTTGGCGATCCAAGGTTGCCTCCTCCAAATGAAAAAGCCCCCACTCGGTTGAGCAGGGGCTGGTTTGGCGCTTGCGCGCTGGCCTGTGGTGGTCCTAATTGCCGATGCGAGCCCAAATCGTGTAGCCCGCAGGCCGCACGCTCTCTATGGCGTTGTAAATATCTGCGTCCGTCACCTGGCCCTGCACATCGGCCAGAGCCGCGTACTCGTGGCTCCCGACACCGTATCCGCCCCCTGTGCTGCCACCTGGCACGCCGTAGGGCGCCACGCTTGCCACTCCCCCGCCAGATGGCCGGAAGGCTGTCACGAATGCCTGGAAGGGCAGCAGTAGCGTCCCGTATCCGCCAGCAGAGCCGTAGCCGTAGGCGATGCCATAGGCCCCCGTGTCCATGGGGCGCTGTGGCTCAAAAACAACCGGCGCGCGCCCCGTGAGCTGCGTCAAGACGGCGATGATCGCCTTGCGCGTGCCGCGCTCCCGAAAGATCGCAGCGATGATGCGTGCGCGGTAGCTGGAGTCTGTCTGGTTGGCCTTTCTGGGCAGGCCGTCGCCAAGGAAGTCCCCGGAGATCATGTCTAGGAAGGCGTCTGTGGCTGTGCTGATGCGCGTCTGTAGGCGCACGTAGGCCAGAAGGCTGTAAGCGAAGGCTAGGGCATTGGCGGCCCCAGCCAGCACAGCATCACGCACAGGCACAAGCCCATCATCGAACCAGCCAATGGGCAGAAGCTGTTGCAGCCGACTTTGGATATCGTTCTGGTCTCCCGTTGCCATGCTGCCCCCTTACGTAAGCACACAGGTGCCAAGTTTGATCACCTGAAGCGGCGAAGCCACAAGGTCAGCCGTGCCGCTATTCAAGGTCACGCTGGTTGCGCTCAGCACACCTGGGGATGCATCGTGAGCGACTTGGGCCAGCCTGCTATATGCTAGGGTGGTCCCGATGGTGAGAGAGTTGATGTAGGCGGCCAGAGCAGCCACAACCAGCGCCACGGTAGCCGTGTGGTCGTAGCCGCTGGCCGTGCTGAGCACCATGGCCACGTTGGCCGAGACCAACACCGGGGCATGCACGTCAAAGGTCGAGCCGACCGGCCGCACGGCGTCAACTGCATTCGAGGCCGAGGACAGGAACGTGCTGCTCGGCGTGCCGGTGCCATCGTCGACGACCACGTAGAAGTGCCCCTGGCTGGGCGTGCCGTTATAGAGATAGTTCTCCGTGATCGAGTAGCTGACGCCCTGCTGCAAGCTCAGGAGCGCATTTCCAATGGCCCCCCTGGTAGCCTTGGACAAACTTGCCACCCATTCCACAAAACGAGCCCGAAAGGCCGCGTCCGACTCGGCATCTGCACCGTTGGTGTAGCCCAGGGCGTTGGTCACCGTGTCTACGTAAGGAATAGCGCCGCTCAATGTGTTGACCATTCCCGCGCTGGCGTTTGAGGCCGCGGCAGCATTCACGGCCACCACCGACGCGGTACAACTCGCAGCGTCTGCAGCGATGACGTAGGCCTGCAACGCAGAGCTATAGGAAGGCTGGGTTGTGTCGGCCACAACCTGGTATTGCTGAGAGCCGTCAGCGGTCTGCACCAGTGTCCCCACCGGGATCACGGCCTGCATGGCCGGGGTGAAGCGTGCGAAGGTCACGATACCCGTGGCGGCCTGGGCCGGAAGCCGGGAGAACCCATAGTCGGCCGCCCAGCTGTACGCATCCCCTCCCGAGCTGGAGGCGAAGCGCGTCAGGGCCGCTATCTGCAAGGCGATGCCCTGGAGCCACAGCACAACGCCAGCAAAGGCCTCTGTGGTCGCCCGGAGGATGGAGCCGACCGACAGGTCAACCAGAGATGAAGCGCCGCCCTGAATGGCTGCTACAGCGTTCTGGACGATGGTGGTGAAGCTCTGCGTCTGAATGCTCATGCGGCCCCCTGGCTAGTGCGAGACGTTGAAGGAAAGCACCTGGGCTGTCCCGCTTGGCGCATCGTTGTACTGGATCGTCACCACGAAGCCGCTTGTCTCCGTGGCCATTTGCTCCACGGTGATGACGGGCAACGGAAGTGCGGCCACACAAGCCTCAAGGGCGATCTGCGAGCGTATGAGCGCCACGATCTTGCCGACATCCACGGCCTGGCCAATGTAGGTAGGCAGGCCCGCGCCATAGTCGGGCTGCCAGAGATAGTCGCCTGGGTTGGTGAGCAATCGCCGCAGAATGCGCTGCTGTCCACGCACCGTCCCGTCAATCGGGAGAAGGTCACCGGTATTCCCCGGCTGCAAGTCGTTCCCGAAGTAATGATAGAGGTCTTGTGGCATTACACGGGTACCCCGCTGGTGCCGCTTCCGGGCTGCACGTTGGTGGTGAGATGATGTTCTAGGCTGATAGTGCCGCCCACAACGTCGCCCGTGGCATTGATAGATCCGGACACCTGCACCGATGCCCCCGAGCCGCCGGATATGACAAGGCCGCCGTCTCCGGTGATGAGCCCATGCACCACGACCGGGCCGGTGTGCGTCCAAAGCGGCGCGCTGCTGTTGATGGCCGTGGCCGCGTGCACTTCAATTGTGCCGTCGTTGTAGAATTTGAGCAGAGACCCAGAAGCATGCACCAGCCAAAATTCCCCAGAGGGGCAGGCCAGGGGCCGGTCAGAATCGTTGTAGAATCGCAGGCAGGCATACCCTGCTTCCGGGCTGGCCTCTTGGAAATGAACCTCAACCATGTCGTCAATGCTTGGCGGACAGAAGAGGCCCCACGAGTTACCGACCCAAGGCGAGGCCAGAGGCAGCCAGCCAGTTTCCGCCCCTTCGGGCATCAAACTGACCTTCACAGCATAGCGGTTCGGTTCGTAGCTGGTCACAATGCCCATACGGGTGTCGGCGTGGCCATTGCCGGCCGCAAGCGCCTGCGCCTTCATGGCGTTCATCAACTGTCCAACGCCCCTCATATGCTCACCGTGCTTTCCGGGCTATGGTTCTTGGCCCGAAGCTCCATTTTGTAACCGTCGTGCAGGGACATGGAGCGGATGACCGAGTCTGGGTAGTAGACCTGGTCAAAGGCCGTGCCGGTGCCGATCATTTCCACCAGCGTGCGCGTGGAAAGGATGTCGTCTCCAGGGAGCGTGGCTTCCATGCGCATCTCGTGTTTGCTGATGTCCGCAAGCAGCGTCTGCGCCTTCACAAGCGCCTGCTGTTGTGTCAGGCCCGGTATCGTGTAGGCGTAGGTCTGCGCCTCACCATATTTAACCTTGGCGTTGCGCGTGACCTTGTTCTTGCTATGGGTGGCCTTGACTTCGACGCTGAAGGCTTTTTTCTGCTTCGCATTCCAGCTTTTGACGATGACCTTCACGTCTTTGCTGATGGTCATGTTCCGCGCAAAGCGCAGGCGCTCTACATTGCATTGTGGCACGCCGCCCTGTTCCTTCGGTGCCACCCATTGAATCTGGTACTTGTCCCCGGTTGGGTCCAGCTTCGGCATGAAGTTGAGCGTGGTTCCGCTCACCCACACATCGTACTGGCTTTCGTTCGCCAGCCAGGTGAGCAGGTCCCATTCGGTGCGCTCGTCGGTCAGTCGCGCATGGTCGATCTGGTAGTACGTGCCGGCCAGCACGGTCGTTTTGACTGTATTGCAGGTCATGGAGTGGCGCTTGGCCAGGGTCTGAGCGATCTGGCTGGCCGTCTGATTGTTGAATTTCTCCGTGGTCTTCACATCCAGGAACTGGCTGGTAAAGTCGCGCCCGGAAAGCTCGATTGTGTTGCGCGCCGGGTCATAGGTCATTTCGTCCACACGCCCGATGAGGTAACTCGTCAGGTCGGCGGAGGTGTAGTTGTTCGGGTCGGCAGGGAAACCAGCCAAGAGCTCTACGGACAGGTCCGCTTGCTTGGTCATCCACGCGGCGCGTTGATCTGCCGGAAGCCCACCGCAGGCGAAGGACACGCGGAACGTGTCAGCCTGGTAGTAGGAGTTGTTGTCTATCTCCCATTCCAGCCAGCCCACAACTGGCTGACCATTGACCTTGACCATGCCACGCGGGCGGCGCCCAGCGGCACCGACAGGGAGGATATTCAGCGTTGTCATGGTGGGCCTTTACTTATGCGTTCAGAACGCCGTTGCCGCTGTCGGGATTGATGGGGATGGTCAGGGTCTGTACGCCAGCAATGGTCGGGTCCGTCGTTCCGTTGGCCTTGGCGATGGTCGTCCAAGCCGTGGCATCGCCGTATTTCGCTCCCGCCAAGCTGTACATGTTACCTCCGGCCACCGTTGTGGTGTTGCCGGGTTTGTTGATCGCCCCGAGGTTGTTGCCCATGCGGCCCAGCACATTGCCGAGCTGCAAGAGCGCTCCCATCTGCGTGACAGCTGTCACCGCGCTGGAAAGCTTTCCTGCAGCCTGGGAAATCTTGTTGCCGGGGATAAGCCCGCCGAAGGTCGTCACGTTGCCCAAGACGTTGCCCGTCGAGGCAGTCAAAATCTTTACACGGCTCATGACCGCACCGAGCGGACCGGCCACGCTGTTGATCTTGCTCTGCGCCGCGTTGGCGAAGCTGGACACCGCGCTGATAGCAGAATCAAGCGTGCCCAAAAGGGTAGAGAGCGGTCCGTCCCCGATTGCGGCGCCATAGCCGTTCGCTGCCGCCATGTCGTCTGCAATGGCCTGGTCAATGGGCGGGTCGAACACCCAATTCATTTCCATCGTCTGGTCGTCGGCGACCTCGCAGGTGATGCTGTAGGGGATTTGGTAGAACCGCTGATACTCGGCCCGAAACTCCTTGATGACGACCATGTAC